TCAACATAATCAGCAACTATAATATAAGTTGCTCCTAATGCAGGTTCAGGCATATTACCTTTAAAGACCATTCTGTCTTTATCACCTATAAATTCACCTTTTAATACTTTATCAATGGAGCATACAATGATGCCCCATTGGTCTCTATAAAATCTAATTCCTTCTATTTCAGCTTTAACTTTTACACTCATTTTATACCTTTGCTCTTTCAGCTTTTAATTCTAATGTTCCGTCTTCATTAATATGTTCAATTAAATTAATTCTATGTCTGTAAATAGTGTCATTGTATATCCAAGGAATAAACTGTTCTCCTCTTCTATATCCGCTCACCAATAATTTATTACCACGTTTTAACCAACTACCTTCAATTGTCTTTTTCTTACCATCATTACCAATTTCTGAAATTGTCTTATTATAAAAAGCATAATGACCTTTACTGAATTTGATATTTACAAGCCCATGTGTGGTTAATAACGCAACAGAGTGGTGATTATTATCAGCTTGAACAACCGTTCCTGCAATACGAGAAATAGTATATTTAGGCATTGCTTTCGGTTTACCATCTACATATCTTGTATAAAATTCATACGCAATTGGTTCTTCTGGAAGTTCAAAAAAATTAACAATACCATATATTTCTTCAGGTGTATTTTTTAACTCATGGTCTTTATCATAATATGTTAAGGCTTCCATAGACCAAGCATCAGTTGTACCATTTGCATGTTTATTCCATGCTTCGTCAAATAAAGCTTGATTATATTTATTAATAGCATCATCTGAATTAAACCATTCTTTTAATGGTTGAATCTTTTTATCAATTTCTTTAATGAATTTCTTTTCAGATAACACATAAAATCCACCAACCACATCTACAATACTATCTTCGGTAAAATATTCTTTAAAAAATTCTTGAGAAGGTTCATCTAAAATATAATGACCATCATGATAACCTCTTTTTGGAATTTTAGGTTTAGTCGGGTCAATCCATTTTTCGTATAATCCTTCATCATCAAGAACATATTTTTTAAAATTGACCATCTTAACTGCCAAATTTAATTCTTCTGGTATTAAATTAAATTCTACAATTTTATTAAATTGAGATAGCGTCAAACTAGTAACAGGATTAATGCAATACTTCGATAAATACCATTTCATGGTTTCTGTTTTATCTTCAGAATCAATCTCAGTAAAGCATCCACCTTTTATCAGTTTAACCATTTGTGAGTTTTTAATGATTTTCGTATCAATCATTCTTGAAGCAAAATCCTCCATAGATTTAAAAGGACGATTTTGAATAATTGCTTGAGCGATATCTGTATTAACACCATTAACACCTTTTAAACCAAACATAATTTGATTATTTTTAATATCTGGTGTGAATTCAAATTGGGCTTTATTGATTAATGGATGTTCTACTTTAACCCCATCCATTTGAATTGTTGCAATAGCAACGCCAATCTTATCATAATTAGTAGATTCATTTGAATCTTCATCATATGAACCAGAGTTAACAATTAGATTAGCAGTTTGCCAATAAATTGGATTATATTTATAATTTAAATATGCTTCTTGCACACCTATGCAACTATAAGCGAGAGTATGTGCTTTGTTAAATCCGTAGCCTCTCTGGGTATATATCAAAACATACCAAACATACTTACACAAATTTTCTGAAAGATTTTTATCTTTCATATTTTGAAAAAATTCTTTTTCCAATTTATCAAAATCTTTAGGAGATTTTTTTGCAACTGCTTTTCTAAGTTGGTCAGCCCATTTCAAACTAAAACCACCAATTTTAGGATGCATTGTTAACAAAATAAGATATTCCTGTGCTTCACAAATGCCACAAGATATTCCTAAAATATCTTTTAATATATTTTGTTCTTCTTCTGTTAATCCATATTCAGTCATTTCATCATACCAAAGTTGAATATTATCATGAAATCTAGCATATTTTTCAAGGGGTGTTTCAGCACCTTTTTCTTGAGCCATAAGACGAATAACTGAATTAATAGTAGCCAAATCATCAACTGAATGTGGCTTAACTAAAGCTAATGCCCTTTTACCACTATCCTTCTCCATTTGAAATAGATTAATAATTTTATGTTTGGCAACCATGTTCCACATCTTAGGAGCAGTTCTATCAATATTATAAATACCTAAATATTTATCATAAGTTCTTTTAAGACTACCTTGCCATTCAATTTCATTATTTTTTAATAAAAGATTTAATGTAGCATGAATAAAGTTCAGAGCATCAGTTGCAAGCAAATCTATTTTAATTAATCCTGCATCTTCACAATCATGAAGATTAAATTGCGTGATAATATCACCAGAATTAGTCCTCATTAGTGCAGTTGATTCTGTTAATGGTTTATCACCAATAATAACACCACCTGCATGAGAACCAATACCACTTATCAATCCTTCAATCTTTTGAGATACTTCCCACAATTCTGGTCTTGCATCCATTTCTCGAACAAATTCGAAGACTGGAGCATAATCTTCATTACCATAATACATGGTATGTAAATCTCTAGGTTGCCCTCTATCAAATACTACTAATGAGGCGATATAAGAAGCTGTATCATTATCAATGTCTAATGCTCTAGCAGCTGTTAAAATTGCACTTCTACTTTTTTCTGTCTGAAGAGTACATACTTTTGATACTCTATCATATCCATACGTTTCTTTAATCTTACGAATAATTGATTCACGTTTAGCAGCTTCAACATCTGTATCAATATCAAGTACGCTAACACGTTCTGGATTAAGAAAACGCCAAGGATACATCTTAGTATTTTCTCGAAGAGGGTCAAGTTGAATAATATCTAATAAATAAAGTAAACAAAATCCTCCACCAGAACCTCTTGATGGTGCAACAATACTATCAGATTCCCATGCAATATTAACATAATCTCTAACTTGCATTAGATAAGCAGACCATCTAACTTTATTAGCTTCTGATGAAATCTTAATTGAAGATAAACATTCTTGAATTGCATCATATCCTCTTTGACATTGATAATGAATATTCTTTTCAAGAGACTTGAGAAGCTCTCTCGTCATATGCCTATCAGATGGATATTCAGAATGATAAAAATAATCTAATAGTTCTATTTTATCTTTATATTTATTAAATAAATCTTCATCAGGTTCAGATAAATCAAATGGTAAATAAGGAATCTGTAATTCTTTTTTTAATGAATAATATTGTACTTTATCATATATAAGCATTGTATTATCCATGCCTTGTTGCACTATATCTGCACCAAGATAATTATCCATATATTCATGAACTTCTTCTTCACTCATTATATAAGTACTGGCATAAAATTCATCAACTTCTCTATCACCATCAGACGATTTTAAGTATGCTCTATGAATATCTCTATCTTCTTTTTTAAGATAATGCTCATCAAATGTAATTATAAAAGGAACATTTGTTTCTTGAGATAATTTATATAAACACTTATTAACATATATCTGGTCTTCATGAGAATTTGGTTGCATCTCTAAAAAGAAATATCCTTCACCAAATATCTCAATCATATATTCAATCCATTCTTTAATCTGTCTCCAAAGTGTTTCAGCTTGAATTACATTTATGTTTTCAATAGAACGATATTCAAGTAGTTTTCTAGGGATACTTCCTCCTAAACATGCAGAAGAACCAATTAAATGACCTTTATATTTATCAAGTATTCCTTCAAGGTCAGAATAATAAGTAGGAACTCTATACATCATCGAATAAAAAGAATTTTTAGTCCAAGCAATAGTACTTAATTCTCGCAATGCTTTATGACCTAGAGCATCAAGCGCAATTAAAATAAAATGAGGATATATATTATGTCCGACATTTTCTGCTGTTACATAATCTGGACATAAATATATTTCATTACCAAATGCTAATTTAAATCCTTCATATTCAGGTGTATCTTTTAGTTTTTCAAAGAATTTTTCAGCTTCAAGATGGCTACCCAAACTTTCGTGTTCAGTTAAGACACAGCCAGAAAAATTAAGCTCTTTATGTCTTGTAATAAAATCAGGGACTCTGATAATTGAATCCCTGAGTCGATAATTGCTGTGGCATGTATGCCCGTGACAACTAAACATCTATTACCTCACTTTAAAAAATCAACTTTCTCCGTTTCTTTTCTTCGCCAATATTACTACCTTCTATTTTATTTACATCTTTTCCACTTGTCAAGTCAAGTACATTGAAATGCTTGTTAACATCCCATCTTTTTTCATGGGGACTCCACAAACTATAATATTCACATTCATTTTTAAAATCTATGTTCTTAGGATTGTTTTTATTATATGGACAGAACCAGCATAATGGACTAGAGCTAGGTATATAAACTCCACTCTCACCATTCTTATCAATATTATCCAATACCGTATTTAATTTTTTGACAATCCTCTTGCCAAATCCAGAGGTTAATGCGTTTTGTTCTTGATTTAACAAAATAAATTTATAATCACATTGAACAGGTAATTTGTCAAAATCATTTAACATACCCATACAATAAATACTGAATTGCTGACTGGTTGGGATTTTACTTTTATCGAAGATTCGCTTGGATGTTTTATAATCTAAACACCTTAAATCACCTTCAGTATTAATTAAAATAGCATCAATAAATCCATGAATAATAGCTCTGTTATTAAATACGAATTCAAAATCATATTCCTCTTTAAAAGGAATCCAATTATTATAACTAAAACTATCCATATATTCACGCAGTCCTTTATCAAACTGTCCCATTTTCCAACTATAAGTATGTCCTTCTGAATCTGATTCATACCATTCTTCAAAATATTTCTTACTTAAATCTTTAATGCCAGAAATCTTCTCATCTGTATCGCCATACTCAAGAAGAAATTTTAGATCATTATAATTAATTACTCCTTCTTTCCACATTTGAGCACTACGTTCAAAGACAAGATGGCATATAGTACCAAGTTCCAAAGCCAATGTAGTCTCATTTGACCTCTTACCTTGTTCATATTGCAATGAATATCTGTAAGGACAATTTTCATACACCTCTAATTTTGAATGAGAATAAGTTGGTAATTTCTTTTTATCTTCTTCTGTAACAGGTCGTACATAATCCTTTAGATATTCACCTTCTGCTATATAATCATACATATCTAATCATGTTTCCTCCAATCTCTTTAAATTATTTATAATAATAGGATATTCATGACCTTGACGGTAAGAAGCATTATAACTAATAAAGTCAGCGGCTTCTTCCGCAGTCATATTATCTTCTTTCATTAACGATTCAATCATTAAATCGTAATCATATACCGCTTGATTGTCCCATGTAACTCCAATCAAAGCTCCTTCATAAGATGGATTATCAAATATAATTATATTATCATATCCGTAATCCAATAATAAATCTCTATTTGTCATGTTTTTCCTAACGCCTCATTTACATCTTTCATAGTTATTAATACTTTTTCTTTCATTAGTTCAATCAATATATCCTTCCCTTTATCTGTAGGAGAATCCTTATATCCAAGTCTATCTTTTTTATCTAATACAAGATAAACCCTACAGTAAGGAACTAAAGGGGCTACCTTTTTAATTATCTTTTGATAATAAGCAGTAGCTTCAAATGAATCTGCTTCTTCATAATCTCTATCAAATCCAACTATTACTTCTTCAACCTTTAATTCTTTAAGCATAATTTTAATCTGAGTAAAAGTAATATTGAATCCACATAATCCAACTACAAAACTATCATCTCTAAAATAAGAATAAGCTTGTAATACAGATTTTTCTGCTTCTACGAGCATAATCTTTTTACATTGTTTTATTTTATCTTTAACTACATGCAAACCATATAGATTACTTCCCAACTGATGACTTAAAAACTCTCCATTTATATATAAAGGTACATACTTACCAAAAACTTGTGCATCATAATCACTTAAATATCTTCCTCTAATTCCAATTAATCTTCCATTCATATCTCTATGAGGAATGGTAATCTGATTTGTTAATCCATAGTAACCAATCTCAAATCTCGATAAAGCTTCTCGACTTATATGTTCATCTAACCATCCTTGATAAGGAACATACCAGAATATTTCTAATATATTCTCATTAATCTCCGTCAAATTAGGAACATTTTTAGTATTCTTTTTAATTGAATTTAATCTATTAATCCATTCAAAATCTGTAATAGTTTTTGTAGATTCTTCTGGGGTTCCCTCGTATGATTTACCAGTTATTTGCGCTATTTTAGCAAGTGCTTTAAACCATGTAAGATTATGACCTTTCAATCTTGATGCTCGAATAACCAATTCAATTATTCCGTAAGCATCACCGCATGTCCAACATTTGAATAGTTGAGTATTAGGATAATAAACTAATTTATAAGGGCTATCTCCATCGTGACATATAGATGTACTGAAACACAATTCCCCTTGTGCATTTTCTTTATATGTGGGACTCCCCATCTCAGTACAAATTTTAATTATATCTTCTTTAGTAAGTGAATTAAGAATTGCATCCTTATCTAAATATGGCATTACAATCCCTCCTTACCAATCAAATGCTGCTTTAGTCTGTACTGGTTCATCATCATCCTCTTCAACTGATGCATCTTCTACTCTACTTGCTAATACGGAATGTTCTTGAATTTTTGCTTCTACCTGTTCAATCTGAGTGAAGTCAATATCAATAAGATTAAAATCAAAATCAGTTACAAATAATGCTTCTTCATCCATTGTGCCAAGATTAGTCTTACTCCAAATAATAATATGAGTAAGTCTTCCTCTTCTTACTTTATATACCCAATGTCCAATATCAGGCATAGGAATATTAAATTTTCTTTGAAGAATACTTTCAAGTTTATCCTGTTCTGACCTGCTAGGTCTCATAGAAATAATACCTACGTCTAATTTATTGGCGAGAGCTTTACTTCCAGCAAGAAGATTTTGGTCTTTATATACAGCCATTTGTGCTTCCCCATTAAGCTGAGAAGCAGTAAAAATAAATACATCAAGTTGTTGTGCAATTGTTTTAAGCTCTGTCGCAAATACAAGTAATAATTGATGCTCTTTTAATCCCATTCTTGACTTGCCATTAACTTCAGACATAAGTCTTAAGGAAGTACTGATATAATCAAAGAAAAAATATTCTACTCCAAATTCTCTATTATATTTTTTAATTATATTTTTAATATCTTCAATAGAGAAATCTGGTATATGAACTATATACAAAGGACTTGATTCTATATATTCAATAGCCTGTTTAACTCTTTCAAGTTCACCTTTTTCGTATGTTCCATAAAGGATATGCTCCTCATTTACTTTACTAATTGTCGCATAAAGAATAGTTTGAATCTCATCAACTGGCATCTCAGTCGTAATATAAAGAGTAGGTTCAGATAATCCTGTATAAATATATTTCTTTTTTTTAACATCATATATATAAGGTACTGCCATCTTACAAGCATCTCCAGCGGCAAAACGAGTCTTTCCTTGACCTTGAACCAAAGACCTCATATATAAACATCCTTTTCTCGCACCTCTTGTAACTGTATTTAATCCATTGTTATTTAATGGTAATCCTACATCAGGAATCTTCATTAAATCTTCAATCAATTCAATACCACCATCAGCTGCTTGGACTTCAGTAGTAAGAGTGTTTGTACAATACTTCATTGTAGGATTAATAACCAATGTAGATTCAACCATTGATACAATATCCTGCTCAGTATAATTATCAAACTTCTGCTGTTCTTCATTAGCATGAAATTCATCAACTGAAGTATCATAAATAAATTTAGTATCTAATCCTTGTTTTTCATAATATCTAAGCAAAGAATATTTTCTAAGTCTATGATAATAGTAATCATAATTCTCAAGACTGGACAAGTCTTTAATATTATTTAAATATTCAAGTCCTCTATTTTCTTGAAATATTCTATATTGGTCTTTAAAACCAGAGAGATATGAATCAATAGCAAATTCATCAATTGTTTTACAACCTTGCATACTAAGATTATAAATTGCCACAAATAATAAATCATAGAAAGTTTCTGTATTAAAATCCTCTCTATCAAGTGGTCTATCTATATCTTCTACAAGGGTAGGGTCTTTCATAAGACATCCTAATGTATTAGCATATGCTCTTTTATCTGTTAATGCTTCGTACATTTATTCCTCTTCTCCAATTGATGTTATATCAATTTGTTTTCGTTTCTTATGTTTTGGGTCTATATAAATTATTTTATTTTTATACATCCCCGAAATGTCTTTATCTTTGTTATTTTCCTCTACTTGTTTTACCGCATGGTAATGCTTATCAGCTTTATCGTAATAATAAGGAATCAGACCAACAATATCATCGGTAAATTCTTTCTCAAGTATATTGTGAATATAAGTTAACGTTTGATACATTTTTTGATATGTAAAATCATATTGTTGGATATATCTTTCAGTAACCGCATATACTTTAGCAGGAAGTTTATCACCTAAAAATTTTCTTAAATAATCATAGTATAATTTCTTCTGAATATATTCCTGCTCAGTAATAGAATCTTTTAATTCTGCTTTAGGTTTAGCAGGTCTACCTGTTTTTTTCTTAGCTTTTTGTTCCGCTTTTTCTTCAAGTTTCTCAGTCTTATCTACATGAACTGCTTTTACTGCTACTCTAAAGCAAGCACTATGAGCATATCGTCCTTTGTAAGGTACTGAATCATTATTGTCTTCTATGGTTTTACCACATAGAAGACAAACTCTTTTTCTACCTCTAGGCATTACCAATCAACTCCTGCATATTCTTTAAAATATTCAAGCATCTTATCTTCTTCTGGGAAAAATGGGTCAATATTCTTTTTGGAATATACCCATCCTAAAAAATTAGACATCAACTGCCCAAATCTCCAATCTGGGAATTGAGTTTTATGAATTTCTCTGAGTTGAAAATAAAAATTGTCAAGTCTATTTGGGTCTCTCATTCTATTCTCCTTTAAATCCCTTCAAATTCTTCTTGCATTTTTTCAATTTTAGTTTCATTTTTAAGCCTTTGTTGAATAATAAAATTTACTAAATCGCAATAATCAACAGTCCCTATAGGAGTCGCAACCCAAGCATCGTTTAATTTGATTTGAATATTCTGAACTTGATGATTATCTGGATAGCTATTATATTCTTTTAAACGATTAATTATATCTTGTAATTTATCATTTTTTTCCTTTAAGAATTTAATTTCTTTTTGCAAATTAGTGGCTTTAATAAACTGTTCTTGTGTCATAATTTTTTATTCCTTTTATTATAATGAACAAAAAGCAGTATTATGTTTTTTATTTAATTACAATAATACTGCTTTTTTGTTTTATTATTTATTCTTATTTATTTACTCATCTAACAAATCTTTCAAATTACTAAGCACAACTTCTACAGCTTCTTGCTGTTTAGGGGTTGCATTGGAAACAAGAGCACCTTTACCAAGAACAGATTCAACTACTTCAGTGAGTTTTTCTTTGCTTCCATATTTTTCAACAACTTTCTGACCAACTTCTTGAAGTTCATCCATCACCTCATTAAAAGGTCTCTTCTTTGTTTCAAACATAGAATCACGTTCTTCTCTTGTAATAGCTTTAATCCCTTCAGCTTTCTCCTGTCTATCAATCGCATCGTAATATGCTTTAATAAGATTATCTGCTGTAAAATCTTCAATCATAGGATCAAAATATTCATTTCTTGTTCTAGCAAACCACTCAGGCGTATCAGCAAGCATCAAAGAAGAGTGAATAGGTCTTCCTGTATCAGGGTCAACACCATTACCTTTTACATAACCAATTACTTCGCTATGATTAATAAGAATAGGAAGCATTCTCTTTGCGTCTCCGACAGGATAATTCTTACCAGTTTCATCCTGCGCAGTATGAAGGATAAACACAACACAGAAACCAGAACCAATTACTTTGAGAAGTTCAGTTTCCCACTCGGTCTTCAAATCACCCCACAAACCATAACCACCGTTACCTTCTTTAATCTTATTTACCCCTTCGGTATTTGCTACATACTTCTCACAATAGGAATATAAAATTTCCATCTCATCAAGAACCAGTGTTTCAAAATTCTGATGAATCTGTTCAAAATTCTTAGGGTCGCAAAATACTTTAACAAACTTTTTAAATTCTGCCCAAGATTTAATAGACTGGAAAGGCACATTATTCAAACCAGAAAGACCGCTCTTACCAAATGCAAGATAATATGGTTTAGGCATTTTAGTCGCTACAGGGGTCTTGCCTAGACCCCCTCTACCGTACACACTGACAATAAAACCATCAACACTTTTTTGAACTCTAGAAACTGGAGGATTAAGAATTGCATCTAACGAAAAATTATCCATTTATATATCTCCTTTTATATACTAAATCATATTTTATTAAATCATAATTAACTAAAATCCAAAATTAATTTTCATCTTATAGGGGTATCACTACAGTGATACCCCATCCAATTTTAATTACCAACCAAGCTGTCTTCCTCTAGAAGCACCAGAAGGTTTTGCATTATTTGTATTTGTCTTAGGCTTATTCTGACCTTCTTTAATAAGTCTATCTCTCTCATCAATAGCTGCCTGAATAACTGTAGGGTCATAAGGAATCTGATTGCCACCTTCAACAACTTCATCCTTATCTGTTGCATCATAAACAGGAGAACCGCCAGTTACAACAAGTTCATTAATAAAATTAGCTTTTGTTTCTTTCTTCACACCAAAAGCCATAGGTCTTTCAATTGTCTCATAAGTAACATTCTGGACAATATTACCATAGAATCTAGCAGTCTGCTTAGGTTCATAAATACTAGAAACTTGGTCTGCAAGCTCTTCAGGAACAATCAAGTCAAGAGGTTCAATTCCATTAAATGTAGGAACCCATCCAACAATCTTATATCTGCCAGTCTCTTCACCCTCTTTATTCATTTCGGGAACAAGACTCTTAATATACATTTCAATTTCAAACTCAGCTTTAGGTTCAAAAGTCTGATTAGCTTTAATTCTATTAAAGAAATTGCTTGTATAACTTACAATTTCATTACCGTTGTTGTTACTTCTAAAAAGATTAATCTGACCAGAAGCACGAACTCTATCTGCCTCATCTTCACCAACATCTGCAATAGACTTATACTCATTCATAACCGTCATAACACCTGCAAATGTCTTATTTTCAGAACCATCTTTCTTCTTATCAGCACATCGTACTCTCATCTGAACAAAATTAGTGTCTGCTGTCTTAATAGTAAGAGTACCTTCAATAGTTCTTACACCATCTTTTGTTGTCATTTCAAGTTTCTTATCAGAAACAATTCCTGCTACTGTAACCTTTGCATCTGCCTGTCTAAGATTTGTTTGTTTAACATTATTATTTTCCATTTAATTTACTCCTTATATTTTATTTACTTATTTAATTATTTATTTGAATCTGCGTTAGCTCTTTTCATTGCTTCTGTCAGAATTTCAATCTCACGTTCCTTCTTTTTAGCAGCTCTCTTCTCTCTACGCTTCTGCTCTTTAATTTTTTTATTCTTTTCAATAGCTTTCTGTTCAGCAATTCGCTTCTCATTAATCTTTTTAATCTTACAATGATTCTTATAAGCTTTCATACCCTGTCTAATAACCTTATTATAATGACTTGCATATTTATTAGATATTCCATATAAACGTTCCATAAGTTCTCTTGTTACACAAATAGAAATACCAGTTTCAAGATTAAACTCATCATTTTCATCACAAACTGCAATCTGAGTATTACCATTTTCAAATGTAACAATGGTAGCTACTGGTGCTTCTTTCTTTGTTACCATATAATTGCCATTCTTATCTCTCTGTGTTTTATCCACAAAAGTCTTCTTTTCATATTCAACATCAACATCAATAATCTTAATCATTCTTTCCTCTTTCTCTGTCTTTGTTGTACTTGTTGTTGCTGTCATATCTGTTATTGTTGTTATCATATCTGTTGTTGAAAAATGCGTCAAAATTTTCCCTGTTTCAGCGTCCAATAGATAACACGTTCCATCTTCCAATTCAAATTCCATTTTTAATTCCTTTCATTTAATTATTATATATTATTTACTTGTTACTTTATATATAATATCTTATGTCATTATTAATGTCAAGTTCTATTTCGTTACTATATTCCAATATGGCAATTACATTATTACAATCAGGACATCGCAATATTTTTGTACTATAATATGATGCTGATTCATCCCATTCTTTATTAGCTTTGTGGGGGTTTATTTTCTTGCCACATTTTTTGCATATCATATCTCATTTTATTCCCCCTTTCTTTAATTAATATAAAAATATATAGTAAAAGCAGGAATCGAACCTGCTCTTAAACTCAAATCTTCTTAAGTTTTGTGCCCCTATATTACACCATTTTACTACTTTATTTAATGTAATGGCTGTTAGCAATACAACCATTAATAGCTCCTTCGGGAATTGAACCCGAATCTGCACCTTGAAAGGGTGCTATCCTATACCTTTTAGACGAAGAAGCCATATCACATACCACTCATAAAGGCACACAAACAATCTCCAAGCTGGATTAAGTGTTATGTGAGAATAGTCTACTTAACTAGTATTTCAACTACCGTTTTTTTTGATTGTCTTCTTTTAAGGACGTATCCTTTGCTTGACTATCTTTTGAGTCCGAAGACCAGATAGACCATCCTTTAAATCGGGGAGAGGAGAATCGGACTCCCTATCTTCGGTTTATAAGACCGCTGCATCTGACCATTATGCTACTCCCCATTAATATATTATTATATTATGTCTTTTTTTATTTTTGAAGGGATATTATATTTTGCCAACCATTTCCCAACTGTTCTATCACTTACATTGTATAATTCTGCAATTTTTATATTTGTCAATGTTTCTTTTAATTTTATTAAAACATTTTTAGAAGGAATATTTTTTGTTCTTTCTATATTATAACAATCTAAACACATATTAGATGTTGAGGATTTTAAATTAATTCCACATATAGGACATATATCTTTACGGTCAGATTTAATCTTTATTGTTTTATCTGGACATATATATGTTCCATTTTCACTTAAAACCGCTTTTACTCCTTGATGAAACGCAGTATGGTCACTTTTAGTTGCAAAAATCATTAAATTGCTTGCTTTATTATTTGCTCTATCAAAATCAATATGATGTACACATTCTTCTGAATTTAAAAATCTTCCCAATATTTGTTCAGCAACAAGTATATGTTCGTATACACATCCATTACTATAAGCTTTGGGATGTTCTGGATAATAATATGCTATATATCCATTAATATTAATTTTTTTATCTTTATTATACATTTATATTATATACCTTTCATTTATAATCGTAAATCTCCGCTGTGGGAATCGAACCCACAATGAGAATTATCTCGCAGGATTAAAAGTCCTGTACCCTACCATTAGGTGAAGCGGAGCAATCAATTATTTTCAATTTCTTTAAAATGCTTTTTAAAGAAATTTTCTCTTAAATACAAATAACCTGTATCCCATTTACTATCATCATTTTCTTTTTTTAATTTATATAATTTCTTTTTAGGAATAGGCTCTCTTATAACAATATAAATATCACCTTCATTAACCATTCCACCATTACCATAATCTTTACCATAATAATCATATTTGGTTTCAAAAGATTTAACACATTGATATTTATTCATAATAATTCTCCTTAAAGAGGAAGACCCCACGAGCGTGAGAATCACTAAAAACCTCTGTGATTCTCACTCTAAAACTACACTACCTCTTGTGAGTTTTCGGGGGCTAAATATAATCTTTCATTTCTGAAAGTTGAGGTTCAAATATTGAGCAGGATGCATAATTAAATAAAAAACTAGACACGTTTCCTTAGAATAATTAATTATTAATTTGCTGTAAGCATCCCAAATTATAATGCAAATAAAAATAAGAGAAGGGGGATTTCCCCAATTGCAATGCATGGATTCGAACCATGTCCTCTGGATTAATAATGAGCTCTCTTATCTAGTGTGCTTTTCCCATAACCCGTACACCGTACTTACACCACATTGCTAATCGGAATGACAGGATTCGAACCTGCGACCCCTTGAACCCAGATCAAGTGCTCTAGCCAAACTGAGCTACATCCCGATATTTGTTTTAAATTATGGATTAGTTCTTATGAATGTACTGAGCGATTACGCTTTTGGGTGTTGGCAATTGCAAGCCACAGGGTTATTCTACGAACTATTTTAAAGAAACTTACTGGAAACCCTTATTCAGTTTCTTCCATAATTTAAAACTAATTTATGAAGAATATTGGTCTATATTTTCAGATTCATATTTTATTCTGTCGTATTTTCTCCAAATCATTCCTCTTCTAGTACGAATAATACTTATACTATCACACTTTCCTGTTTCTTTCAATATATTATATTCATCTTTCGAAATAGAAATAGATGGATACTTTACGTCTTGACCGTTATAAGTAAAATATACTTTATATTTACTTCTTTTCATTTGACTACTTGTAACTTCTCCAATAACACCTTTTCTTTTACCAATATTAATGCGGATTAAATCACCAGTTTTTAAGCACCGTGAATTACAAACAAATCTAAATTCACCTTTTTTTATTTTTCTTTGTCTATAAATTCTATCATTTTCTACATCTTCTCTTCTTGTTGTACGCTTGGATGTTACATTTGGTAATCTTTTATATGATAATTCACTACCCTTCTTTTCTTTACCATCACGACTATCAATATATTTTGCGTCCCAAAAAGTAGACATGCATCTGTCATTACATCTTTTTTGTTCAACAAGATAAATATTTCTTGTTAAAGTTTTGTATGTAAATTTTTGAATACAGGCTGCATCAACATAATGAAATTTAGGAAGGTTATTTGTTTTACGATTTAGACTCGTAATATATCCATAAGAAATGTAGGTTGGACATTCACTTCCTATATTTTCATAAATACGCCATCTAGATGTATTCATAAATGTAGCATCTTTATAAGTGTCATTAATTTTTCTTTTCTGTAATTCTTTAAAATACTTATTATTATTGTTATTTGAATGCACTTTATTATGGCATTTCTTACATAAAGAAATTAGATTTGATGGTTTGTTACTTCCACCTCGTGACCTTGGAATAATATGATGTACCTCAAGTCCAGTTCCCTTTTTTATAGTATCTGTCTCACAAATTTGACATGTATAATTATCACGTTCTCGAACATATTGTTTTACATTCTCAAATCCGTACATTTCACCTCGTTGATAATCAACACCAGAGATTTCTTTTCCATCTTTTAACGCTTTAATAGCTTGTATATCAAAATTGGCAATTTCAATAATAACTTTATCAATTGGAATCCATGAAGCAATTTTTTTATAAAGACGAACATGCGAATCTATCTTGTGTTGAGTTGATGGGGCAATCCAATTATCTTCGTTCCCATTCTTGTATGTCGGGTTATGAATTGTCTTATAATCCACATTCTTATTTCTTCTGTATCGAATTCGACCTCTTCGTGTTCGCCTATAAACTGCTCTTTGTTCAAGTCTTTCTGATATTCCATTAAGCAATTTAACCTGACCTGATAGATATTCATGGTCTTCCGTTCCAATAGAGAAACCTATATTCATATATCCCATATCCATCTTCATTGTAATTTCGTCTCTGACCTCTGATTCAGAAACGTAATCGTCAAGTCGTTGGATTACAAATGGGTCATGATTTATTATTTTTGCCAAACCACATCTCATTAAATAACCAGCTTCATTATTTGTTACTGGAGTACATGGAACATTATTATTATCAACTACAAACGTATAATCTAAATATTTCATTTGACCCTTTAAAAATTTTGTCTCGTCTCAAGGACGGTAATACTCTTCGAAAAAGTTATCAAAAGTCTTTAATGCTTTGTCACTTCCACGTTACTGTTTAAGGAGTCATGGATGTTTAGACTTCAGCGATATTGCCATTGCTAGAGTTACACAATGGTATATTATCTTTTAATAACGTAGACGGATAAACCGTCTTATTCTATTTTTGATTTACTCCTAAATTTTAAGTGGTCTAAAACTTTTAAGTGTTTTAAATATTTGAGATTTTAGAGCACTTAAAAAATAACAGATATCCAAAACAGCTCGTTCTGAATGTTGACTAAATTTGTTTTAGAACATTTAAAATTAACAGATATCCAAAACTTATATAATGAGTCTTGTTAAAGTTTTAGAGCACTTAAAATTAACATATATCCAAAATAACCCCTTGGTAAAAGATTTGCAGTCTTTTTTTTATGTATTTGCTGTTCATATCCCATACGGTTTACTACATCATGTCAACACCACGGACAGTAGAGGATTCGAACCTCTCCACCGCAAGTCTCCACAACACCGCCCAATGGTATACGGCATGATGTAGTATATTTTGCTTTAAATACAGCTTCCTAACTCATGAACAGGAACTAAATCAAATGTTCTCTATTCTTTACAACCTTCACTGCGAGGTTCAATTAAATGCATCTGACGAGAGTCGAACTCGCACGGTATAACACCAACGGATTTTCATACTACTCTATGTCACCATAGCCATCTTATTTAGATGTTGTAGTCTGGACTATGTCTTTACCATATCATTTCTGACTTAGGTAGATGGTTTATAGTCTCTACACGTTTATAAATAAAAGCTGTTCATCTAACTCCATTTGACTACGACCATTCGCAGTCAGCCAAGGGAAGCAAACCACAATCACTGACAAGCCGTCTTGTAGCACTTTTATTTAATTTAGCTCGGCGTTGCCTTAGTCTTTCACCGAATTAGCCATCTCCATTTATATTGTTTCCAATATAAAGCTCTCCTTTTATGTTTACTAAGGAAAAAGTCCGTCTTGTCTGCCAATTCCAACACAGATGCTTATTATTATTTAATACCGTAGACAAGGATTCGAACCTTACAAAAGCTTCTCACTTAACCACTTTGTACATAAGTGTACATTACCATTCTGTCACTACGGCATATTAGAGATTGTGGATTTACGTTTTATGTATCTGTTTCTTGTACTCGCATGATACTCTAGCATTGTATTTCTCATGCTCCGTTTGTCTGTTCACCGTACATCATAACCACCACCATTCGTCTTAGACGAATGTTATCTCAATACTTCCGATGGGAGTCGAACCCACACGCTTATCCAAGCAACTGATTTTGAATCAGCCATGTATACCATTTCCATCACGGAAGTATATCCTACAACACAAAACAGCTTATAAAAATCGTCATAGGTATTACTTATCATATCCCCAAGATAAGCTAATTTGTTTTTTCAAGGGTATCCACCAGTTGGGATTTTGGTAGGGGAGAATTACACGGACTTACACCGAAACCTCTTTAGCTGATAATACCGTGGGCAAGGATTTGAATTACTGTCACCTTGCATGATAGTTTTGACATGAGGTTTTTCACGCAATAATGTGTTCCTAACTATCTCGCTTCTTCGATGTGTCTACCTATTCCACCACCACGGTATTTAATTAATTACGGCGCAGATAGGACTCGAACCTACATACCCTTGCAGGTTGCCTGTTTTCAAGACAGGTGCTCCACCAATTGAGCGACTACGCCATAAACGGACACAGCAAGCCTCGAACTTGCGACCCCATGCTTAACAGGCATGTGCTACCACCAACTGAGCTATGTGTCCAGATTGCCGAGTATACGGCAGATTAATATAAATATTAATCTCTTTGAATTGCGAAATATTTTTACTTCCTTTCGCTCACATCTTACATAATGTAATAATTTTTGTATTGTTGCAGTATACAGTACTAGGTCACAGCCATGACCTAACGTCCTTTATAGACAATTTAGTCCTATATTTAAGGGTAAAAACATTACTAATTACCCTCAAATATAGGGTGACCTTATCGGTCAAATATATTATTCAACAGTAACAGGTTCATATCTCTTACTGAGAACAGTTTTATTCATAAATTCTACAGGAGTCATTCCAATAGCTCCAATAAGATTCTTAAAAGTACCAGCACTCTGTCCACTTACTAAAACTACACCCTTGCGACTTGCATCAGCATGAAATACATCATGTCTAGACTCACAATTCCAGAATACAACAGTTGGAATTTCATATCCATATTGAGCAAATCTTGCTCTCATTTCCTCATAAAAACTCCAATTCTGACCATCACACCAATCAAATTCCATATCAGAAATAATGATTAATGATTTAGGCATTTCATTAACAGGAACATGATTCTTAATAGCTGTATCAAGAATAAGTTCAAAAGCAGCAGCGCAATTTGTTGAACCAGACCAATTACCATAATCAATATTGGAAAGAATTTGCTTTAATGTCTTACCTTTAATTGTCTGATAAGAAGGTCTAGAACTAAAATTCATCCAAAGTCCTGAATAAGCTCCAACATTTCTCTGTGCAAAATAAATTGCAAGACTAACTGCTGTATCCATTGGTCTCCCATACATAGAACCAGAAGTATCTGCAATTACAATTGCATTTGTACCTTCCTCAACATAATTAGGAAGTTGATCCCATTGTGCCTGAAGAATATTCTCTTCTGTTGGATTAAGGCGAGAACCATCATAATAATTTCTTGTCCAATACCCATTGGATGCATAATTTCTAAGAATGTCATAAGGGTAAAGTGTACCAGAATTAATCTTAGCTTCTCCAGTTACAGCTTTCTGAGCAAACTGATTAAATCTCTCTTCGTCATGCTTCTTAAAAGCATTTCTATAAATCATCATTGCTCTGGAAGGAACTTCAGAATATGTAATCTTATCCCACTGATTGGTAGACATAAGACCTTCGACAACTCTAAGATGCTTTCTCATCGCTCTGACAATTCTTTTAAACTCAAATACATTATATCCAAGTTTAATTGCGGTCTTGATACCAAGCTTTCTAGTCTTTTCAGAAGAAGCGTCAGCAGTTTTAATCCATTTAGCAAGAAGAGAAATTACATTACCTTTTTCAAGATTGGTCTTATCTTCTTCAAACTGTTTCTTCATAGCAGACCACATATCATCTTCAAGTGGTGTACCAATCAATTCATACAGGTCATCATATCTTCCATATACACCAATCAAATCAAGATTAGGTCTGATACATTCAGGATGATGAAGAGCTGCATATTTAAGAATAATTCTAAATACTCTTCTCTCGCCAAGACCAGTTGTTTCCTTATCACCTCTAATATCTCTTGCATAAAAAAGAATCTTTGTAGCAAGAAGAGGATTTTCTTTGTATGCTTCTTCAAACAGAGAAGTAATTCTAGCCTCATCTGCTTTTCTCAAAGCACCAATTGTTCCAAACAAATCAAGACAACCAGTGCCAGTAGTGTTAAGTGCAATTGCACCATTCTCTGTTCTTGTCCATTTTGTTTCATTTTTAATAGCTTCTGCAAAATTCATAATCCTTTTACTCCTTTCATGATGCTTTTCATTTCATTCGAAGGGATTCGAACCCTCATTTCCAGTTTTTTAGACTAGCGTCTTATCCTTTTGACTACATACGAGAGAATTGCTGTATGCATCACATTATTTACAGGATACTTTCTACTATTCCAGATTAAAAGTCTGATGTAAAATTATTTGCTGTATGTATCCCATAAGCCCCTCTGTAGGATTCGAACCTACGACCTCTCCGTTACCAGCGGAATAGAAAAATTGCTGTTTGTGTCACATAAATGACAACTTCTAGCGCTCTGTCCATCTGAGCTAAGAGGAGCATTTAATGTTCATGGCTGGAATCGAACCAGCGACAACCTGTGTTTGTAGAACTGTTTGCCGCCTATATCACTAAAATGATATGTTTTGTTGAACGGGTGCTCTACCGACTGAGCTACATGAACAAAAAATTCAGGACATCTTTTTCGCTTGTTTTACCCCTGATAAAATGCTTAAAAAATTTGCTGCAAATGTCCCGAAGCTGGGCTAGTCGGATTCGAACCAACGCATGCAGCAGTCAAAGTGCTGTGCCTTACCACTTGGCGATAGCCCAATATAAATTCCGTTGTTTGACCCTTTCAGGAGGTACAACGGTAAACCTTGCAAAGTTTTAATTATGGAAGGTAACTGTTAAGCTCTCGCTTAACATGTATATAATATATCACATGTCATTCTGAAAGTCAACACCCTCTTCAAATTATTTTTTATACTTGTTAAATACATTACCATCATAGAACCTCGATGGTAATACGAGGATAATCACTCCCTTTTATATAAATCAAATATATAGGATATTTAAAAATCTTTTGTTCATTATCAATATATTCTTTACTTACATAAACTTCATAATTGTCATCATATAAATCTAAATAGAATTTATCATCTACAATAAAAATCATATCATTTGTAATATGGCAAGAAGTTCCTTTTATTGTAATTCCCCAAAAACTATAATCCCCCCAATCCTCACTTAATACAAATTTTAAATCTTTATCACTACTCCATTTTTCTACATCTTTCTTAAATTGGTCTTTTGGATATTTAACATATTCAAGTTCATCCATCTCATTTATATTCACTAAACTAGCCCTCCTAAATTCGAATATTTGTTCGACTTCTGTTGATATCTCCATTATAAAACAAATGTTCGAAAAGTCAATAGGTTTAAAATATATTTATAAAATATTTTCATATTTTATTTTCATGTTTAATTTAATTTAATGAGTACCTAGTCATACTAGGTACTCACCAAACTTATCCATAAATACAGATGGAACTACTTTAAAATCATATTGTTTTTTTATTTCCTCTATACCAATTCCGTATATATAATCTTTACCAGAAATTCCAAGCTCTTTACATCTGTTATTAGCCATTTCAACTACGCCGCTCATTCTGATATCATTTCCGTTCATATATTCCAATATCCCCATATAATCAAAAATTCTAGCTAATCTTGATTGTGTTCTTCTTCTTAATACAGGCATAGAGTCAGAACATCTAACATTAGGATAATCTTTAATTATTCTTCCATTATCAATTAAAGTTACTTCTTTAGCCATATTTTGACTAATTGATTGATACTCAAGAGTTTCATCAGATTGTTTTGCGTACTCAACAAGAGTAGAAGATACTTTTATTTCTCTACCATTATATGCGGTGAAAATATTATTATTAAAATCTTCCATTTTAGCCAACGCTAATTCCAGATAACCTCCTCCTCTTATTCCTTCAAATAATCCTAATAAACAAAAACTATCACTTGGATTAGGTAATTGTTGACACCATTCAAGTACTTGGTTTCTTGATACAACTTTTTTATCCATTGCAAGTTTATTTACAAATGATGCCATCATATCTCTACTAATTTCAAGGTAATGATTTTGATAATCATTAACTAAATTTTCTTGTATACACCACTGAGTGTACATAGACAAATTACTATTCATCGTAGCAATTGTATCAAGAGACATCATCGCCAATGTCTTATACATATTAATAATTTCATATGTTGTAAAGTTGCAAACATCTTTATCAAGTTGTTCTTCAAAAGGTTCTGTTCTTTTAAAAAGAGAACTAAAATAATAAGCAGACACGGTTGTATAAGATTCTTTCTCTATACGATATCTTTCTTTTAGTTCTTGATTAAACATATTTGTCACCCCTTTTCCAATTGAATGATAGCAGATATCATTCCTTTACGAGGAATTTTAGTAGCAAATATTTTAGAATCAATTTCATCGATTTTATTTAATAAATTAACTGTACGTTCAGGATTATAATCGATTATTTCTGCATTATCAAAAGTATAAAAAATAACCATCAAATCAACAAAATTATAAACTTTATCTAAAAGATCGGGATAAGCTTCTGTTAACTTATTAAATTTATTCTTTATTTCATTTTCAACTTCAATAATTCTTCTAACTGATTTATCAACACCTTGCCCTTTAAAATAAAAATATTTAATTACACTAGCAAGTTCACCATAATTAATGCTTCCATTATTTCTTGCTATCTTATTCTTAAGATTAAACATAACATCTCTATTTAATCTTTCAACAACAAGGTTTTCTGGAGCATTCATATTCATAGAATCAGAATCAATTTTCCTCATCTTTGTTTTCTGGTCTTCCTGATAAATAAATTGTTTTACTTTATCTTCAGAAAACATTACAATTCTTAATTCCATAGGATAATTAAAATCTGGATTTTTATCATGTAATTGTCCCATAGAAATATATCTATGATATCCATCAGATATATCAAAATGGTCAAGTGATTTAATACTTAGAACGCATCTTGAATCATCATAAGAAAAATCTGTAGTCTCTGGCATATTAAGAGTAATAGTATTAGGAATATAATTTCCATCATTCATACTCTCACATATTTTATTTATAGCATCTTTATTTAATGTAATTTTATAGTAACTCCGTTCGCCTTTAACGACCTTTTGTAACGTCCTTTGAGCATTTACATTATAATTAATCAATTGAGCCTTACGGAGTTTCATTATAAAATTAACATCTGTTGAACCAATCCATTGGTCAGCAGCAACAGGAATACATTTTATTTCAATTGGAAATTTAATGGTTTCTTCTTGATACTTAGATTTAGAATATCCATCTATTTCAATTGGAGTAAAATAATTTGCTGTATTCTTTTTATCTAATTTTTTATCTAAACAAACACATAAACTAAACAATACAAATTCATTTGCATCTTCTAAGTTTATTCTTCCTGTCAACAAATCCATTGTCATACCAGTAGGAATATTAAAAGAATTTTGCATTTCTTGAAGGATATTATTGCTTTTTTCTTTATCAAATAATACTTTTTCACATAATGGTTTTATTTTATTTGCTAATTCTTCTTTTGATTTAATCATAATATAATCCTCCTTAAAATAAGGATAGCATATGAATTAAATTTTGTCTAGTTTTTTCTTATAATATTTACTTATTTATAAGTCTTTTTAATTCATTTAGATTTCCTTTCCTATAGTCATCGATATCTTCTTGCAACGCTTTTATAAAATCCGTCTCACTTCTTGTTTTATTGGCTTCCATTATTCTTTTATCTTCATCAGCATGAAATTTTTGATACTGTAAATAATCAATGAAACTCTTGAAGCGAACAGCGTCTCCTCTGTAACGCACATAATCAGAACAAAGATCCCATCTTAACGGATTTAAGGCATAAAAAGTTTTAAATGCCTTAAATGTAATTGTTGGCGCATAATTATAATATGTTCTGATGAAAGCATAGTCCATATGTTTAAATAAAAATATAGCAAACAACGTAGCCGCCAATCCTAATCCAACTATGACTCCAATCCCGATTGCTGTCTTCATTCGTTCCTCCTTAAAATTCTAATTGCCTTTTCAACGTCACTATCAGTTAATCCAAGTTTGTAGTTCGTTAATACTAAATGTTCTTCTATTTCTTTAATGAAAAAATCTTCAAAATAAGTATCATCAAGAATAACATAATCTGTTATGTCTAGATGTAATCTAAGATATGTGAGGATCTCTTCACCTCTATACCAAGAACCCTTATTTATGCTTGGCGTTTTATCTTTAATGGTAAGTTTCCCCTTTTTATAGAGATGATTGTCCAGATATTTGGCGTGAGATGGTTTTGAAGATGTGTAATATTTACTCCACCCGTCTTTCCAGTCAGACGAGAGAACTATTTCTGCGCCAGTCGCTTTAACGATTTTCGCAAGACGTTTTACTTTATCGGAATCAATCCCAGTAATAACACCGCACTTGTCATCATGGCAATATGATTTAGATGTGGAGCAGTTTAATACACCATCAATATCAAGAAATATTATTTTGCACATCATGCATCCCCCTTCTTATCTCTTTCTGATATGCAGTAAAAATTCCTATAAGGGAAAAACATCCTTTCGCCACTTGTTGTTTGAATAAATACCCCATATCCGTAAAAGTCCACATGATTTCGGCATTCATAGGTTGCCTCTTTGCCGTCTGTAAATACAATTGTGACATCAAACATCATTCGTTCCTTTCTGCTTCGATCACTGTCGGAGCATCTTCAATTAATTCGCATGCAGAATCTCTGTGAATCATAAAATCGTTATCTCCAAAAGGCATCTTCGCTCCCTCATTGTCTGTATAGTTATACATTCTGTTCCAAAGTTCATCCAAATCTCCAAGTCTTCCATGTAGCTCTTTAACCTCGATAAGAGGACAAAACTCTGCTCGTTTATCTTTGTACTCTCGGCTATACGGTTTGAAACATGCTTGATATTCCATAACCTTACAAAACGCTGTTTGGCACAGATTTGACCATCCAGAAAACGCACATACATCACAGCATCTAGGTATCTCCATGCTTTTGATTAAGACACTCATTCAATCACCTCCTGCCATTGCTCCTGCAAACACTATTGCGAGTGTTAATAACGCAAGTTCTGAATTCCCAAGAAACGTATCTGTGAACATAATGACAGACAAATAAAACCAAGCAATCATTGCTACGACACCATATATAAATCTCATTCCGTCACTCTCCCTTCCATATCATTGGCTTACCAGTTTCATCGACCAGAACTGTCATGCTTCCCCAGTTGTATGCACCAGTAGATACGGCGTATTCGACTCCAGTTTCAGTGTCCACAATAATATCACAATATGGATCACGTTGAATAAATTTAAATCTATTCTCATTACTAGCATTGGCTTCTGTACTTAAACCACATGATGTGAACATAACCGCCAACATCAACAGCACTATCAATTTTTTCATTCCGTCACCTCTTTCTTTTTGCACTCATCCGTCCCTTTGAAATGCGCAAAATCTACCATTGTCCAGTGTTTGTCCAATGCTTCCCTTACAAGTTGTGCTCTGAAACAGTCTTTTGGGCAATCATCCTTAAAATCAGCGCAATGTGCATAATCATGATTCATTTACATTTTCTCCTTTGATTTTATATATTTATTTATTATCTAATTCTTCATCAAAAAATTCTTCAAACCAATAATTAATATCATCCATCAAACAATTTCCATCACATTCCGCTTCATCATAATAAACCAATTCTTCTAACATATTTAAAACATAGATTGTTTCATTTTGTTTCTGTAATAAATTCCATG